GATGAAGAAACAGGGGAAGTAATTGAAGGTGTAATAAATGATATATCTGGAGTCATGGAAGAGGATTATCCTGATGCTCAAAATAAAATTTCTTATGAGTTCACTACGCCTGCTGAAGCCAAAGATAAAGACAGCATGCATGCGAAAACCTATCAAATCCTTGAAAGGTTCTCAAAGGTAAAAGTTCCCTTTTATCGTATTGTTGATGTTAGAAATCAAGAAGAGATGGTTCTAAATGAGCCTGAATTTGCTGAGTTTTTGCAAGAGAACCCTGGTGTTTTTGAGCGTGGTTTGATGGATTTTGAAGAAGTAATGCAAACTAGAATACGGGCAGTGGCCAGTGTTGGTGAAGTTGTGTTATACGATACGATAATGAATAGTGATGTTTATCCCATTATACCGATGCCAAATGTATGGGCAAACACTCCTTATCCTCGTTCTGACGTATCGAGAGCGATGCCTATGCAAAGGCTTCTTAACAAACTCTGGTCACTAGCTCTATCTCATGCACAGGCGTCTGCAGGATTAAAACTTTTAGTTCCTATTGGAAGTGCGATAAATGGCGTTGAACAGTTAGAGGCAGATTGGGCTAATCCTAATGCAGTAATAGAAATTGATACATCTCAGGGTGAGCCTCATTATCCTGCGCCAACACCGTTGGCTTCTGAATTTTATAAGCTTATACAGCAGTGCGAATTTTATATAGATTTTATATTTGGTTTGCCAGAGTTGATGCATGGTTTTTCTGAACAGGGACCTGATACAGCCCGTGGCACTGAAAGAATGGTTGCATTAGGAGGCGAAAGACCTAAATCAAAATTGAGAGATATTGAATATGCGCTATCAAGATTAGGGCGTGTTGTATATTCATATTCAAAAGCACACTACACATTTAAAAAATTCTTTAGGCTTGCCCAGCCTAATAATGACCTTACAGAGGTCATGGTAAATTATTATGATGATACGACTGACACTATTATTGATCTTATCAAAGATAGGCACAATATAGGAGAGCATGATGTACGCATTGAACCTGGATCAACATTACCAACCAGCAAATGGGCTGAGTTCAAGGTTTATCTTGAAGCATATCAATTAGGGTTGGTAGATAGGATAGAAGTGTTGAAGAAAAATCCAGAAATATTTGACAAAGAGGGAGTCATTCAGAGAATGAGTGAGATTGCTCAGCTGACACAGGCTAATGAGCAATTACAATCCCAAGTAAAAGACTTGCAGGGCGACCTGCAAACGGCAAGAAGGGAATCTGTGCAAGATCGTAAGAGAGTTGCTGTTGAGAAATTCAAAAGTGATCTCTCTGGAATTGCATCAGATGCTAAAGCAGACAAAAAAGTACAAGCCACAAGGCTTGCAAATGCAGTGAAGCTAGAGGTGGAGAAATCTAAGGGCATAACTAAACAGATAGAAACTGAAGCAAGAGCCCAAGGTTCAACTCAAGAAGCCGAATAGACATTGCAGAAAGGTAAATAATGGAAGAACAAATTGCTGAAGCCAATACCGTTGTTGATGAGGTAATGGAGCAAGGCGCAGAGGACCTATACTCTGAGCCGCTTACAACACCCGACAGCGGGACTGAATACAATGATTCTTTGAGCGTTGATAGTGCGAATCAAACACTTTTTCAGGGATTCGAGGACGAAGTTCCTGAAAGAGCAGTAGAAAGCGAAACTTCGCATATAAACTGGCAAGGAGAGAGCAAGAAGTGGCAATCTATGTATGATAGGTCACAATCTAGGCTTGACAAACTCGAAAATGCTATGGGTAATATGCTGGAGATGCAAGCGAATACTGCTAACAAGAATACTGTTGCGCCAAATCAATCAGAACGTATTCAGATATCCGAAGAGGAATTTAACCCTTGGGATGCCTACTATAAGCCAAATTCTAAATCGTACCAATTCCGCGCTGAGCAGGAGAAGTCGACGGTGGATGCGGCTGTTCAAGGTCATTTACAGAAAATGAATGAATCAATAACCTTGAATAATACTGTGAATGAATTAAAGAACAACCATAGGATGGAAGACGCAGAAATCCGAGAGTTCTTAGAGTTTGTTACTCAGCCTAAAGAGGCTGTAGGTCTTAACAATCTTGTAAAACTCTGGCGTGATGCAAGTGGTCAGACATCTAATGTAAGTGCTCAAAATTCATTACAAGCCGTGAAAGCGGCAAAAGGCGCTCCTCGTTCACCAGGTGCATTACCAGGCAAACAGCCTATCCGTAAAAAGGAAGCTGATGTTGCGTGGGAAAAAATAATGGGCAGTGGTGCAACAGGGAGTCGAATTCCTTAATAATAATAACGAATGAGGTAATTAAATGGCTGTAAATCAAAATACATTACATGTAACAGATGTAGTGTCTGCTGGTTCTCAAAGTCATCATTCGGATCATGGGACGACACCTGATAACAGGCGGTTATATAATTTTGGCGATAGAGTTGCTGATCTTTCACCCGAAGAATCTCCATTCTTCGTGTATTTATCAAAAGTAGCTAAAGCTCCAACTGATGACCCTGTATTTAGGTTCCTTGAAGATCGTTCCAAAGTTGATTGGACCGATAGATCATTACTAGCAGCAAACAGTCCTGGTACTGTTGTAGCTGGTACTACTTATGCTTTTGCTGTAGATTGTGACAATGCACAGGCTGGAGGAGATTCCTCTGGTGGCGCATCTTGTGACTTTCTTGTAAAAGGCATGGTTTTAGCATTTAACGGCTTAACAGGCGCTACTAATGATTATAGTTCTGTAGTCGTTAGAATAGACAGCGCACCTGCGGATCAAGGTACTTCTACTACATTTAATGGTAAAGTACTCTCTGTCCCTGGAAATGTTTCAGGCGATAATGCTATTAATGCTAATGATAAAGCACAAGTAATCGGTACTCAATTTGACGAAGGATCAGGTTCTCCTGATACTTGGTCTGGCGAAATAGATGATGATTTTGGATACACTCAGATATTTAAAACAGCTGCTGAAATGACGAATACAGCAATTGCTACTCGATATCGCGGATATGCAGACGAATGGAGCCGTATTTGGGCTCTTAAACTTCGTGAGCATAAAGTTGATATTGAACGGTCAATGCTATATGGTCAAAGAGCAAGGCAAGGCAAATCTCAATTAACCGACGGAATGGTCGGGCATATTGTTAGAACTGTCACACCTACTGATGGTGGCAGCAACTTCTCATATAGTCGTGGTAGTGCATATATGAAAACTACTACTACTGCTGAATTCACTTATGATAAATTCCTAGGTGATTTAGAAGTTGTTTTCGACCCTGCTCGTGGTGGCTCTGCTGAGAAGCTATGTTTGGCAAGTTTACCTGTAATTACTCAACTTAATAAAGTTGGTAGTGGCGGTTTCTTGGATATTTCAACTGCAAGTACTCAAGTAACTATGCCTGCTCCTTTAGAAGGACGTACAGGTGCTTTCGGACATAAAATCATGCAACTAGAGACGATTCATGGTGGTCTCGCTATTGTTAAAGAACCCCTATTTAGAGGTTATAGCAGTGGCTTGATGCTTATTGTTGATATGGGACAGGTAGCTTACCGTCCATTAGTCGGCAATGGCGTGAATCGTGACACTCACATTATTACTAACGTACAACAAGCTGACGAAGACCTACGCAAAGATATGATTATCACGGAAGCTGGATTAGAAATCACAGTTCCTGAAAGTCACGCTTTGTATAGTTTTGAGTCCTTATAATCGGGAGGTAAATAATGAGAGCTGATTATCTTAATGAAAGTAGTGGGTCTACTTTTCATTATAAAAAGAATGTCGAAATGGTAACGGCAGCACGGACACTTACCGCTAAAGATAGTGGTAAAGTTCTTACGTTAGATTCAGCTGGAGGTGCTTATTCTATAACACTTCCTACTGCCACTAGCGGTGAGCAAGGAACGCATTATAAGTTCATTGTCTGGGAGGAAACTCCTACTGCTGCAATTACAATTGCTGCAGGCAGTGCTATTATAAGCCTGGTCATGAAAGACCCTGGCGGCAATGCATCTAACTCAACTGCTGGAACTCAAGTGTCAAATATTGTTGTTGGTACAACCGCCCAAAAAGGCGATTATATTAATGCAATGTTTTGGCAAGGCGAGTGGGTAGCAGAATGTCTGTCTAGTATTGATGACGCTGTGACGACATCGTAATCCGTAAGGATTAACAGTTTTGGATACTGTGGGGGCTATCGTATAAAGGATAGTCCCCGAACATCCTAAAATTTTAAATAAAAGGAAATGCTATGGCTGATTATAATGCATCAAATACAGATGTGAAAGTTTTTATACATAATCCTGAGGTTGGTACAAAATCTCAAAGTGCTGGCAGTATTGCCAAGGATGTATATGATTATATTGCAGGATTGGATTCTACTAATAATAAAGTAATATCAATATCACATTCTACATTGAGAGGTGATAGGGTTATGACAATGATTGTATCTGGGGCATAATGAATTGTCAACATTGTAATGAACCAAACCCTGAAAATTGGTTTTATTGTCGTGAATGCGGTAAAAGAGCATGTGCGCCTAAATGGACAATTAATTCTTGGGTTATGAGCGAAATGGGTAAGAGAACAGATATGGAATTTTCTGAAACTACTGTCGGGGAGTCAATGAAAAAAATGCAAGGAGCTATAAATGCCACGAGGTAAAGGAACATATGGAAAAAAGAGGGGAAGACCTCCAAAGAAGAAAAAGAAAAAAGCCTATAAAAAGAAAAAGTCATCTAAAGGTAAGAAAAAAGGTAAATACTAATGGCTGGTACATTAAAAGTTAAAATTGAAGAGAATATAATACTTGACAATCAAGATTATGGGTCTAAGCGTACATTTGAAATTGGTAGTATTGCAAATATAACTAAAAAGATAGTTACTATTGCAGGGGATGATGATGCTACTGTTCTAGTTTTTAAATCAACTACAGCTAGTGCTGATGGTGCATTGGATTTACAGACTGTAAAATATATAAGGATTACAAATTTAGATAGTTCTAATTCAGTAAATATATCGTTACAATTAGATTCAGATGAAAGTAATTCTGCTGCCGATTTATCTATAACGCATTTACTTGAAGCAGGTAGGAGTTTTATGATGGGTGCACCAGATGAAGCTGCCCATGCAGATGATGATTCAGCAAGCATTGTAACTGCATTAACAGATTTAGAAAGTATTATAATAGACCCAGGTTCAAATAGTGGGCAAGTTGAAGTCTTTGTAGCGAGTACATAATGGCTGCTTTTAAAACGCAGATAGAAGATTTAATAGGTTCTGTTGGTGATGATACTGCATTAACTTCATGGTTAAATGATGGTGGAAAAGAACTTATTAATATTATGCCATCACATTTGCTACCTCTTTGTGCCTCTCAGGCAACATTCACATCTACTGCTGTTGGCAGTGAAGCAGAAACATTAAATACAGCTAAGATATTAAATGTATTTAGAAATGATGGCGATATAGACCAGCCTTGTAGACAGATAGACGCTACAATTAAAGGCAGGGTTGCTGATCCTTATGAAATGCAATATGCTACTGTAACTGACCCTGTTTATTATATTGAAAACAATAAAATTAATGCATTGCCAGATGGAGGGTCATGTAAATATTCAGAAGTGCAATACCCTGTATTTGATACATCTGGGGCTACATCTACATCAGTTGATATTGATGATACTGGTGATACTACTGTTCCTAGCTTCCCTGATGAAGCAGAGTATTTACTTGTATTATATGCTGCTATAAAAGGTTTGCAAAGGAAAATGGCGGATAAAACGTCTGATTTACCATCTGATGTATCGTTTCCTGTAATTTCAGTTGCACCATCTGCACCTAGTTTTGATGCTGGCTCTATAAGTGTAAGTTCATCTGCTCCAACATATA